GCCCACGAAAGCAACAGCAACCGTAAAGCCAGTTCCTGCGGTTCCAGAACCAACCTGATCCACATCAACTGTGAATACATCGCCAGCCGAGAACTCAACTACTTCTGGGAGACCAGCAACAGTTGCTGTCGTTGCCGACGCTGCAATTGTTGGACGGTTTGCTTGGGTCGTGAAAATGGTGGTGCCACCCTTGTTCACATCCAAGATGATTGATGCGCCCGCTGGAGCGCTGATTGAGCAAGCGGAAAGATTAACAATCTTGCCATCACAAGGTGCAATAAAGCGTGCCTTGTTCGCTGCTGCGCTGAGGGTTTCGTCAGTCATCATGGTGAAAACTGATGGTGCGGATACTGCTGACATTTTGACCTCCAAAGATCATTAAGTAGAAATACTTGTCTACTCATAATACAACACTCAATAGGTCAAAAAATGAACCCTCAAAATAGGGTTGGGTGCACCGCTTCCTCTAGAACACGAAGTTTTTCTGCCTCGTCAGCGAGTCGTTTTGAAGCCATCAACGCATAATCTGGATTCAGTTCACACCCTAGGAAATTGCGCCCAAGCCTCTGAGAGACAACCCCAGTAGTCCCAGCACCAAAAAAGATGTCAAGAACCGTACAGGGAACGATTTCTTCAGTCTCGCACTTGCAGGTTTTTTGCCAGCCCACTGTTTCCGAAACGGTGTAGCCCGCGTCCGCTTTTCCATTTATTTCGCCATATGCGCCGTTGTATGTATTTGGACGATAGCGCGGATCGTCTTTTGAAAGTTCGTTTCGTGCTAGGCGAGTTTTCTTTAGTTCCCTCTTCAGTGGCGACCCACATTGAGCACAACAACCCATTTCGCTCGTACCAGACAAGATGCAAGGCTCTATTAGATCTTGCGGGAATGTCGCAAAGTGCGCTCCCTTGAATGGTTTCGTTGAAACTGTCCATACAGACCTCTTGTTCCTAAAGGCGCCAGTAGCACCGCTTACAGAATTCATTTCAGTTCCTCGGCGAGAATCAGACCTTGCACCGCGATTATCTCCAGCATATTTTGCTGGTTCCTTGATTGCCTCAGCATCAAAGAAATAATGTGAGTTTTTGGTTAGAAGAAAGATATATTCGTGCGCCTTAGTGCACCTGTCACCAACCGACTCTGGCATTGGGTTTGGTTTAGCCCAAATAATATCTTGACGCAAATACCACCCATCGTCCTGTAGCGCAAATGCTACGCGCCATGGGATACCAACTAAATCTTTTGCTTTTAGACCATCTGGAACTGATTTAAGTAGTTCGCCGTTGGTTGTTCCGAGTGATGTTGCTTGCTTGGAATCAGGGTCAACATTTGCTGAACCGTCAGCATTTCTACCCTTTCCAGAACCAGCGTAACTGTCACCCAAGTTAAGCCATAGAACGCCGTCATCGCGTAGAACACGCCGTGCTTCCCTGAATAGGAGCATCATGTTCTCTACATATTCCAAGTGAGTTGGCTCTAGACCAAGTTGGCTGTCCTCGCGCAATGCCCCACATCGGAGGCAGTTGGTTTTGTAGATGCCGTCACCGATCGCACCTTCAAGGTTGCGCTGTCCAGTTGAACAACTCTCACTGAACTTGCTATCTCGTTTGTGTGAACATGTCGGATCTCCACCAATCCATGTGGCAGTCCCATAGTCCCTTAGTCCCCAATAAGGAGGAGATGTAACTATGCAATGAACGCTTTTGTCTGGCAAAGACTGCAATGTTGTCCGCACATCACCAAGCAGAATGTTTGGATTCATCTCTACTTGCAGCGCAGATTCATCGCTTGACATTTTGTCTCCTTCGTAGTTCCCCCATCAGGGGATTAGTCTACTTGGCTGATTTGAACCAAGCAAGCATACGAAGACGCAAAGACTTAGTCTTAACATCATTCGCACGAATTACTTCGGCAACAAACTTTTCAGCGCTTACAAAATGCTCGGTGGCCAATTCAACCTTTGCTGAAGCGTCCTTTTTAGGGGCTGGAGCACTGACTTTCTTCGCTGGAACAGAAGCCTTTGCTTTAGGCTTCTTTGGGGCAGCCTTCTTTGAAGGAGCCTTTTTTGCTGGCTTTTTTGCTGTTTTCTTTTTTGGTTTTGCTGTCATAACTAAAACACTAGTAGAAGAAATCTCCCCAAAATGCAACCCTTCATTTTATAAGAGAGCCAATATAGTACCGTTGATTTTGTGTATACGGGATATTACGAAACAGACCTAGACAAGATGGCACTAGTCGTTGAGTCAATGAAAAAAGCCAAGGAAATATTGGTGACCGACAATGGGATCGGTGAAGATTTAAACATAAATATATTTGGTTGGAAAAATAATGAACTAGCAGTTATTGTACAACTTAAAAATACACACAAAATAGATAAAGATGAAAGACTTGAAAACATCATGGACGCGGCATGCATCCTACGCAGAGGTTGGGCTATTGATGAATTCACCTTTGCTGCCGAGGGGTATTGCTCGCTAAAACCAGCAGAGACAAAGAATCACGATTTAGCAAAGTTGTTTGCCGTAAAGAATTCACCAGTGAAGGAATGCCTATCCTTTACTCATATCAGAAGCGACGACCATCTATTTATCTCAGTCCCATACTCTCTAAATCTAGGTAAAAATGTAAATTTCAGTGACGCTCTATGGTATCCAGGCGGTCAAGTTATGCGAGACATAACATACCCAGCCGCCCTGAAAGCCGCGTTGCAGTTAGATGCAGTGCCAGTTGACAACACAATGGATAAAGAAACATACTTTGGAACCCTCGCTTCAGGGGTAATGAACGCGGGTTTTGAGGTCTACTACAGGGATGACATGTAATGGGTGGAAAAAGCGGTTCAAAAAATAGGACAGGTGTTCGCACACGGATTAACCCAATAACCAAAGAGGTTGAAACCGTCAGTGGGACTAAAGCGGGGAAGCGGAGACTGCGTCTCCCAATGGGTCACCCACTTCGCACACATGACCTTCACGGTCCTGTCGGGAAAAAGAAAAAAGGCAAAAAGTCGGAAGACTAGAGACTTAGTTTTTGTTTCTCAAACTCACGCCATTCACGGTATGAGCCACCGCTATCGCCATAGCCATTGAACTTGTCAACTGAGTCCATGACGAATAGGTGGATTGAAACAACAACAAAAGATGCGAGAAGAAATGCAATAATCATAGGTGTATATGATGCCATCTCATATGCAGATTGACAGCAAGTTTTGATCATATTTTTAGATTAGATGGCTTCTATCGCATTTTCAGATACATGTTGTGTGTATATAATTTACCCATGAAAAACGCTAAAAAAAGCATCGCAACAATTGCTGTGTGTTTTATTCTCGCTCCAGTAATCACAACAATTTGGGCACTCAAGTTCATGAAAATGAAGGACGAACTGCGCTTACCTCAACGAGATATGTACGAATAAACGAAGATTATTCTTCGCTTAGTTCGTCCTCAATAATTTCTGCATCTTCAATATCGTCGTTAAATTCTGATAACGCAGGGACATTTCCAAGCAACTCATTCACTGTTGATTCTGGAATAATTCCAGCGTCGCGCATCAAAGCCAAAATTTTCTTAGCCTCTGCTTCAGGATCAAATTTTTCAGATTCCGTAACGCCAGGAGCGCCAGCCAAAACTGCACGCATTGGCGAAGTATCACGAACATCCATTTGAACATTGACATTTGTCTGTTCCATGCCTAGAAGTTTTGCACGACGATCAAGAATAGATAAAACAGTAGAAACAGCCTTGATATCTGGTTCTATTGAAACTTCTGTTCCATCGTCCAAGCGTTGCTTGCGATGTTGCGTCATCGGCCAGATCGCAGATTGTAAAGCGTCTAATCGCTCTAATTCCATCTGAAGAACTTCAGGATAAGCGAGCAAAGCCTCCTGATTTAGTTTTCCTAGTTGACGGCGGATTGAAGCAGATACTGTCGTAGAGCCAACATTGAAGCGTCGTGCTATTTCTGCAATCGGAATACCTGCTTGGCGCATCTTGAAAATACGCAAGTCTCGCTCTGCCAAGAACTCACGGGTTAAACCTTTTTCCGCCATAACCTAAACTTTCATGTATTCCAGAACATCAAATGGGAAGACTTTCCCTCTCACCATCTTAGTTGGAAATGCTCGTAGGTCTCGCGCCCCACGGAAATGTCGCACATCGTAGATGTACTGACCTACAGCCGTTGGATCTGGAGTCAAAGAAAGACCAAACTCTGGCCAGCGTGACCACACGGCGGAACCGAATGGACGCAGGTCTCGGGTTGAAGACGATGTACCCAGCGGAGCATGGTGCTCAAGCCACAAAGCGCAGTTGTAGTAGTCGCGAATCATGTCAAAATACTTTGCAACTTCCACAGTGACAGCCTCAGATGTTCGTCCGCCTGGGTCAACAAACGACTTATAAATAGGACCGAGAAGTATGAGATCTGGTCTGATCTTGTCAACAGCCTCTTCAATAATCGCCTTATCACTTGCTTTCATCAAGTCAACACCTGATGGTTTTATGAGAATATGTACCTGTGGATCTTTCGTGTATCCATAGGTCAAAGCCTGTTCCATGATGCGATCAGAGGTTCTACGGATAATGCGCTCGGGGTTTTCCAAGTCAATCGTAAGTGTAGTTAT